CACCTATTAAATTATTCTTTTCATGGCTTCAAAATGAAGAGTTTATAATTAAGAATCCATGTTCTTCGATAAAACCAGTAAAAGAACCAAAGCGAGAAAAGAAACCACTTAATGAAGAACAAGTTGAAATATTAAGAGATTGCGTTCTAAGTAGAAGAGATAGAGCAATATTAGAATTCTTTTTAAGCACAGGTTGTAGAGTAGCTGAGGTTGGTAATGTTAAGGTAAGAGATTTAGATTTTAATAATAAAACTTTACTAGTTATAGGAAAAGGAAATAAAGAAAGAAGAGTATATTTTACAGAGAGATGCAAAAGAGCAATACTTAATTATCTTAGAGAACGTGAAGAACAAGGTATAATAAGTGAATATTTATTTTGTTCTTCAAAAGCACCAAAGAAAAAATCGGTTAACACCGAGCAATATAAGAAATTAAACAATAGAGGCTATCAAGAGATAGTAAATAAGATGCAAAAACAAGCTAATATTAAAATGAGGATTACACCGCATACATTTAGGCATACAATGGCTACATTTGCTTTAAGAAGCGGTATGGCTCCAGAATGCATACAACAAATTTTAGGTCATAATGATGTTGGACTAACATTAAGAGTATATGCAAAGGTAGCACAGACAGATGTTGAATATTCATATAGAAAATTAGTTTCTTAGTAGATAAAAGAGAAGGTAGTGGAGAATATGGAAAAATTAATATTAATATTCTTAGTAGTTGACATAGTTATAACTATTTTACAGTTAATTATATGTGTAAAAATATCTAAAAAACATGAGGTGATGAAATGAATATAAATATAAAAAAGCGAGTTGAGAGAGATTTAAAAGAATATCCATTTTTATTAATTGCAGTAGATGCAGGAGGATTAGGATATCCAACTAGATATGATATAGTTAAAGATGTAAAGCATCCAAGTGATGTAAAAGAAAGTTTTGTTGAAAACTGCGCAATAAATGAAGAAGAAAATAAAATGAAAGTGGACAAGATAACAAGAGCATTAGAGTTAATAGATCCTATAGCTAAAGATATAATAGAGGAATGTTATTTTAGATGTATATATAATCAAGAGCAAATAAGAAAAAAATTACTCATGAGTGATACAAAATATTACAGAATAAAAAATGATGCAATAAGAAAAATAGCAATTTCTTTAGGGTATTTGTAAAAAGTAGAAATAAAGAAAATAAAAAGAGAAAAAAATGAAAATGATTTATAGAAATAATTATTAATGTATAATACAATAAGTGTAAGATGCCATGAATGGCTCAATTGGTTGATAATTGAATATTGAATTTACACAAATATAAAAAAGCACTAAGGATTTAATCCTTTTAGTGCTTTTTTTTAATTATAAAAGAGGTGAGTGCATTGTGAAAATAAGAGAAATTTTAAAAGAAGCTTAACCAGGTTATTATGAAAAGTTAGTTAATAAAAGGTTACCTAAGAAAAAGTCTGAAAAACTATCTGAAAGAGATTTAAAAGAGCTTATGAAACAGCGTTCATATAAAAGGGGAACTGGTGGAGCTATTAGACAAATAAGGTAGGTGAGATGATGTGAATACAGTTGATCCTATCAGAGATGAAGAATATTTAGAAGATTTTAAAGAATATTTTAAAGCAAATGAAAGAAATTATGTTTTATTTATGTCTGGGATTTACTTAGGAAGAAGAGTTGGAGATTTACTTAGCTTAAAAGTTAGACACGTTAAAAATCAAGATTATATATACTTTCGAGAAGAAAAAACAGGGAAAGAAGCTAAAGTAAAAATAAATCCTGAATTAAAAAGAATTTATAAAAAATATATTCAAGGTAAAAAAGGATATGAGTATCTTTTTAAAAGCAGAGAAGGAGACAACAAACCTATAACAAGGGTAAGGGCATGGCAAATTTTAAATGAAGCAGCAAAAGAGATTGTATATGATGAGAGAATTGGATGTCATAGCTTAAGAAAAACATTTGGGTATTGGTTAGATAAAAACGGAGTAAGTCCAGCACTTATACAAGATTTATTTAATCACAGTAGCATAGATGTTACAAAGAGATATATAGGAATAAATCAAGATTCTAAGGATGAAGCAATAAGTGGGTTATCGTTTGGTAAAAAGAAGCGATAGCTTTTTTATTTTTTACTTTACAATTTAACATAATTTAAAGTGAAAATTATAAGGATAAAAAAATAATGCATATATTAGTAAAAAATTTTAAAAAACAATTTAACACATTATATAGATATGTAAAACTCACAAGGGTAAAATACGAACGTTTTTCATATCAGATTGAGGATATATTAAGTAAATATAGTTTAAAAAGGAGTGCAAAATATGGCATTATTAAAACAATGTTCTTATAGAGGTTGTAGGAAGATATTAAGAGATAATGTTAAGTTTTGTGATTATCATCAGGCTAGATTTGAGTTAGAAGAAAAAGAAAGGTATAAAGAGTATCAAGATAGAAGGCTTAAAGATAAAGAGAAAAAGAAACAGCAACAATTCTATAACTCTGATAGCTGGAAGAGAGTAAGAGAGACTGTAGTAAGTAATTATTTAGGTATTGATATATATGAGTATTATACTACAGGAAGAATAGTGCAAGGAGAAACTGTACACCACATAATAGAATTAAAAGATAATTGGAGCTGTAGATTAGATATAAATAATCTGATTTATCTAACAGAACGAAATCACAGAAAGATACATGCTATTTATGATAAGAGCAATAAAGATAAAAGAATAATGCAAGACAAACTATTTAAAATAATAAATAAATTTCAAAATGATTTTATTATATAAATACCCGGGGGGAGTAGCTTTAAAATAATAGACTTTTACAGGTCGCGATTCTTAAGTCCTCATAAAAATTTTTCTAAAATTTTAGGGTAGGGGGATGCAAGAAAGGAGGAATACGAACAATGGCTAGAAAACCTAAAAAATTAAAACCACCTGCTTGGTTTGATGAAATTGCTGCAGAAGAATTTAAGAGAGTTGAAAAAATTTTAAGAGAAGAAGAAGGTGATTTTACTCCAAAGGATATTAAGTGTCTTGAAGCTTATGCGAGGAATTATAGCAAGTGGATAAATGCAGAAAAAACTTTATTAGAATTAGGAAATACAATGGTAGTAAATGAAGAAGGATATGAGCAACAACGTCCTGAAGTATCAATATCATTTAAAGCTCAACAAGAAATGAGAGCATGGGCTAAAGAGTTGGGATTAACTCCATCAGCTAGAGAAAGAATAAATAAAGGAGCTAAAATAGATGATGATAGTGACCCAGAAATGGAAAGGATGATTAGTAAATAATTATGGATATTGAAAATATAAAATATTTAATCAATAAGCATGTTGAGGTTCAAACAAATTATAAGTTAGAAGTAGCTATAGAGGAACAAAAGAAAAAGTATGATAATGACAGATATTATTTTGATGAAGTAGAAGCAAGGAAGATTTACAATTTTATTTCTAAGCTTACTTTGGATAAAGGGAAAAAAGGACAAAAAGTAAAAATACTTAAGTTTCAGTTTATGATCTTAACATCAATATTATGTGTTAGAAGCAAAGAAACAGGATTTAGAAGATTTAAAGAAGCACATTTAAACATAGGTCGTAAAAATGGAAAAGGTTCTTTAGTAGCTTGGATAATTATTTACTTATATTTTACTGATGATACTTTTGGAGCAGAATATATTATAGTTGCAAATGATATAAAACAAGCATCTAACCTATTTAATACTATTCAAATGACTATTAATAATAACAAGAGCTTAAAAAAGTATGTTAAGATTACTGAATCCAAGAAATTGATGTATAGAAAAGCTACAAATAGTTACTTAAGAGTTTTAGCGAATGAAGGAAGCAATCTGGATTCATATGCAACATACATAGCTGTATTAGATGAGGTTCATGAATATAAAAAGACAGATGCTTATGATAAGTTAATTACTGGAATGGGATTATGGGACGAGCCATTAATGTTTACTACTACAACAGCAAGTGCTGGAGAAGATGAAAAAAATCTAGAATATCAAATGTATACTTATTCTAAAGATTTAGAAAAAGGCAAAATTGATGATGAAACTTTTTTTTCAGCGATATATGAAGCAAAAGCTAAATGTGATATTTGGGATATTGATGAATGGATAAATTCAAATCCAGCATTAGGTTCATTTAAAAAAATAGAAGATTTTATCAAGTTAGCTAAAAAAGCAATGTCCTTAAAAACATTTGAAGCTAAGTTTCGAAGATTGTATTTAAATCAACATGTAGCTACAGATGTAGTTAAAGGTGCTATTAACATGGAACTTTGGAAAGAAGCTTTAGCAAATGTTGATTTAAAAGAACTTAAAGGATGTACTTGTTGGGGAGGATTAGACTTATCTTCTAAAAATGATATTACAGCATTTGTTTTAGTTTTCTACAATGAAGAAGTAGAGAAGTTTATTATATACCCATTTTTATTTACTCCAGGAGACAATGCTCTTGAAAGAGGAGAAGAAGATGGATTTGATTATCAAAAATATATTAAGTCTGGAGAATTAATTGGAACTAAAGGTAAATATGTAAACTTTGAGGATGTATTAGAGTTATTATATGAACAGGAAGAAAAAACTCCAATTGAAACTCTAGGGTTTGATAGATGGGGTAGTACAACTATTATAAATAGACTAGAAGATAAGTGGGATGTAATACCATTAGGACAAGGAACTGGAACTATGACACCAGCTATTAATGATTTTGAAAACTTGCTTATTGATGGAAGATTAATAATCCATAATAACGAAGTATTTAATATAATGGCTAAAAATGTGGTTGCAGTAGTGAATGATGGTGGAACAAGATATAGTAAAACAAAGTCAGAATTTAAAATTGACGGAATTATAGCTATGTTAATGGCGTTAATAT